TCAGTAGTAGGTGCTTACAGTATAAATTATACTATATATAAGTATCAGACAAGTGGTTGGTTAGCGTTATCTGTAGTAGACTCAACTGGTTCAGCGACTACACTAAATAACGCTACAGTAAAAAAGTTAAGAACGAGTACTCATACGTTTGGTGGTGTACATGAAGTTGTAATTGTTGATGGTAAAAATCTTCCTTCTATTTATAGTGGGTCTGGAAATGTAACTTTACTACCAAGTTCATCATCTACTACTGGTGCAAGTATAACAACAGATTTTAGGAATAGACAATTTTATGCAGGGTTTAGCACTAATCCAGATAACATAATATTTAGTGATGGTGGTGATGCAGATGATTTTACAAACTTACAGGCTGCTACATTTTCAGTAGGTTTTAATATAACAGGCATGGCTAAGTTTAGAGATGGTCTGTTTGTTTTCGGAAAAGATAGAATAAAAAAAGTTGTACCAGATGCTACTCTTACATTTGCTCAACAGGAAGTAACAAATAATATTGGCTGTATAGCTACAGATAGTATAATAGAGTTAGGTGGTGACGTATTATTTCTAGCATCAGATGGTATACGCCCTATTCAAGGTACAGCTAGGATTGGTGATATTGAGCTTGAGACTGTTTCTAAACCAGTGCAACAATTATTGCAATCACTACCAGATACGCACGACTTAGAAAATATGTCTTCAGTAGTTATTAGAAACAAATCTCAGTTTAGATATTTCTTTCCTAAGACTACTACAGCACAAGCAGATACACCAGGAATAATAGGTGGACTACGGTTTGCAGATAGAAGAGTTGGTTGGGAGTTTGGTGAGTTATTAGGTATACGTTCATTTGTAGCTACCAGTGGTTTAGTAAATGATGTAGAGATGATACTACATGGTGATTTGAATGGTGAGATCTTTAGGCAGGAAGTTGGGAGTACTTTTAATGGTGGGGATGTTACGGCTGTTTATGCATCACCCTTTTTATATTTCGACTCTACCGAAAGACGCAAAATATATCAGCATATATCGTTGTTCACTAGACCAGAAGGAACAGCTACAATTAACTTAGGTATCGCATACAATTGGGATGATCCTAATACGCCAGACCCAACTACGTATTCTCTAACTACAGCAGGTGCTTTGGCAAGATATACGACTACAGCAAGCACATATGATGCTTCATTTACGTTTGATGGTTCGTCTAGTCCAGTTCTAGAAACCAATATTCAAGGATCAGGGAGGGCAATATCGTTAGTAATAACATCTACAGGAACCCAAGCTCCCTACAGTATCAGTGGGTTCTCGATTACTTATCAAGATGCAGGATATAGATAATGGCAGGATATACCAGACAATCAGCAGCTCAGATAATTAGTGGTGAGGTTATTTCAGCATCACCTATTAATGCAGAGTACAACCAATTACTAGCCGCATTTAATAATTCTACAGGTCATAAACATGATGGTACTGCTGCTGAAGGACCACCTATAGCTTTAATAGCAGATGCTGATCAAAGAAACAAAGTATTAATAGATACTAATAACGATGAATTAGAATTTTACATAGAACAAGGTGGTGCTGCTGAAAAGCAAGTATCCATAAAGCATCAGATAATAGAGCCTACTGCTGATAATGATGTAGACTTAGGTAGTTCAAGTTTTGGGTTTAAAGACATACACGCAAAAGGTACAACTAATTTAGTTGGCTTAACTGTTACTGGTAACTTAAATCTTAACAACATAACCTCATCTTCTGGTACTCTCGCTTTGGGTAGTAACGTAGATATTGATGGTGGTAATATAGATGGCACAGTTATAGGCAATAATTCTGCAAGTGCAATAACAGGCACTGTAGTAACAGCAAGTACTAAATTTGTTGGCCCAATAGAGGGTGCGGTTACTGGTGATGTTACAGGAGATGTATCGGGAGATGTAACTGGTAACTTAACAGGTAATGTTACTGCAAATAGTGGAACTAGTACATTTAATGGTGTTACTATTAATGGCAGCTTAGATATGAATGCTGGTACAGCAGCCACTGTTACTGGACTTAGCGCACCTACAAATAATACTGATGCTGCAACAAAAGCCTATGTTGATACCTCTATTGCTAATCTGGTTGATTCAGCACCAGGAGATTTAGATACATTAAATGAATTAGCAGAAGCGTTAAATGATGATGATGATTTTTCAACTACCGTAACAAATCTTATAGCAACTAAATTGCCTTTAGCTGGTGGTACAATGACTGGTAATATTACTATGTCAAACAGTGGTAAAGTTACTGGATTACCTTCACCTTCGGCAGGTTCTGATGCTGCTAACAAAACATACGCTGATACTAAACTTGCTCTAGCAGGTGGTACGCTTACTGGTAATTTAATATTAAATGCAGATCCATCAGCTAATCTAGGAGCAGCAACAAAGCAATATGTAGATAGCGTTGCAGGTTCTAATCAACAAGCTGCTACTAGCGCAGCCCAAGCTCTTGGTTATAGAAATGAAGCAGAAGCATTTAGAAATACTGCTGAAACCCATAAAAATAGTGCCGCTGCATCTGCAACAGCAGCAGCCAACAGTTTCGATAGTTTTGATGATATATATCTAGGAGCAAAATCTTCAGCACCCTCAACAGACAACGATGGCAATGCTTTACAAACAGGTGCGCTTTATTTTGATACTACAGCAGGAAATATGTTTGTATTTGATGGTTCTAGTTTTGTTGTAACAGGATCTGCTGTTAATGGAACTAGTAGCAGACAAGTCTATGTAGCTACAGCAAATCAAACTACATTTGCAATATCCCATGATGTTGGGTTTGTAGATGTATATATAAATGGATTAAAGCTACGCGC